TTTGCCATAATTATTATCCTCCAATATTTTTTTTGGGTAATTCACAATTCTTTGGATAGCCTCCGCTACGGGTGTAGCATCATCGGAAAAATAAAAATAAAAGATAGCATACGCTAACAAGATTATAAAAAAATGTAAAAAAAATAAAAAAGTTAAATTATTCATCATTAGGGAAAACTACATCGGAAGGAGCACTTACAATACCCTCAAGCCTTGCAACTTTCCTTTTTAAATCTTCGATTTCCTTTAATAAAGGAGCAGTGGTATCAACAATTAAATTTTCGATTTCTTCATCGGTCATCATCATACTCACCAATTAATATTTATGTTTTAAGAGAATATATCCTTATTGATATTTTCTTTTGAAAAATACAAATCGTTCGTCATCAATTTCTGTCTTTACTTTCTCCAATCGTTTTCTTTCAGTTCTGAGGGCTCTTCGTTTAGCACTCCATTTATCTTTACATTCTTCTGTTTCACAGGCTCTTGCTTTTTGTTTGGCATCATCCCTTTCAATTTCTACCTTTGCCAATTGTTCATCGATGTCATTCAATCGAGCATCATATTCTTTAATAATATCATTTATTCTAAGAGAATGTTGCACTGGTTTCACTATCTTCTTAACATCAGAATATTCGACATCTTTAAGTTTAGGTTTGCCATATATCCCTTCAAGATATTTTGCTCTATTCGGAAATTTTTCACAAAATTCTTTATGAGTGGTTGGTCTAAGATATAATTTGGAAGATTCTGCGAAATCTTCAAGATATCTCCTTTCAGGGAATCTTCCATCTGTGGGATAATTAAGATATCCTGCACCTGCATACTGAGTTGGGAACACATCAATAAGTTCATCCCCATGAAATTTATTATCTGCTACAACTATCTTATCATATACTTTAGGGTCAGAATAGACTATTTTGCCCTCACGAGTTAAATCAATACTGTGTGAAAACTCATGGTCAAAATTACTTAATATCCAATCTTCTATTCCTTCACCTTTATTTATCTTATATAATGAAAGTTGTTGTTTATCAGAGTAATATAGTCCGGCTGCATTTGCGGGTCCTCCATACTCTGAATCTAAAACATCCCCAATACAAAACTCAATTCGTTTAGCATTAGATAATTCTACCATTTCTTTAGGAAGATTATTTAAATGTCTTGCAAATCTTTCTATTGAAATATCTGCAGCCTTTTCGATTGCAATTTCAATATTATCAAATTTGTATACTTCAAATTCTCGCCCATGTTCTGAAACTTCATCATATTTAACATACCTCCCATCACCCATTAACTCATTATTTGAATCAAGTTTGTGTTGAGTATGTTCTCCCGCAGTTTTTGTTGTGGTTGAAGTATCTGTTTTTCTTGTTGGAGTTTTAGTTTCAGCTGGAGGTTTAGGAGCACTTTCTTTTAAAACACCTTCATTAACCAATGCTTTATATAATGGAGCATTCTTATTTACTTTAAACTTACCATAGTACCCTTCAAGGAATTTAGCACGATTTGGGAATTCTTTAACAAATTTATCATGAGTTGCAGGATTTAAATATAACTTAGATGACTCAGCGAAATCTTCACTGTATCTTTTATCATGAGGTTTCGGAACATCCCGTGTACGATTATTCCACGCCTCCATATCTTCTTGATACATTTTCTTAAATGCATGATAACTTGTTTTTGCATAATCAGTAGGGAATCTTTCACGATAAAATACTTCTCCTGTTTCAAGATTAACATATTTCTGTCCTAACGTATTGTCAGCTAGGAATATTTTATCATAAACTTCACGTAAGGATAAACCAGAACGGTTAATTTCTTCAACTTGTTGATAGTCAAAAGCATGTGATAACTCATGAGTTAAATTATCCAATATAGTGGAAACAGATTCATTAGAAGAAGATTGCAACATGATATTTTTTAAAATATCAGAGTAACCCCCTTTTGTACTTTCATCAAGATATAAATTAATACGTTTGAGCTTAATCTGATTTATTAACTCATCAGGCAAACTTGAAATATGATTTATGACTTGTTCATGAGTTACAGGACTTCCTTCAGCGATACCTAAAGTGAATCCGTTTTTAAATTCATATACTTTTAATTTGGAACCATTTTTTAATGTTTCTGTGTATTCAGTGTAATCCTCATTTAATTTTAAGGGTACAGGTTCTTTTGATGGAGCTTCTTGTTTAGGGGTTTCTTTAGGCTTACTCTTACTTGCTTTAACACCAGAACCTCCTTTGATACTGTACCTTGCATAACACCTGCAGTTAGGATGTCTAGGTGGTAGCATTTCCACTTGATCAATAGTGTACTCCACATTACCGAAATTATAATCCTTTCGACAGATAGGACAACAAGTGTCCCTGCAGTCAACCGTAAAGTGTGTAGCTCCACGCTCTTTATTAATCACATAATCTGAAGCGGTGGCTGTACGTGCTACCTCTGTACGTGCAATTGTACGGGCACGTGTATTTTTAATAACATCCACCCTATGAGTTATCTCGTCTGCGATTTCATCCTGGGATTTATTGTTATTGTAACCCCATTTTACAATGTCTCGGACACTCTGTACAATGTCTTCACCAACATCTACTATACGGTCACCTACACGTTTTTCAATAGTTGCACGTGTTAGTTCTCTTTGAGCTGGTCTGCTGAATTTGTGATTGTTGGTTTCCTGGAGTATGAGCTCAAGCATCTTGTCCTTATAACCATTCAAGACTAAAGGATTATTAGTAGTGTACTCTTTGGTTTGATTTAAAAATGCCTCCAAGGTATCTGAAGCTTTGACTCCTCTGCTTAATCTTTTAGCTATCTCATCAAATAGGTTATCAGTTAACAATATACCCTGTTTGATAAGTTTATCCTGTGATGGCATCTAAATCATCAAGTATTTCATCAGTTAAAAATTCATTCTCGTAAGTTTCTTCTTGATAACCGAAATCCTCTTCAGGCATTTCCGGCTCTTCATTCACATACTCTACACCAGCTTCGGTTTTAAACAATAAGCTTAATGCTTCGTGAACTGCACTATTCTCACTGTCCAATACCCCACTGTCCATTAGTGGTTTGATGATTTCAAATAATTTTTTCATGTCACCTGTAGTGAATTTGTCAAAACTGAAGATTGGGAATTTACGATCACTGCCGAAGTTAAACTCATTTACCATGTCGAGTTTACTTTGTATGATGTTAGCTATGTCTTCGAGTATTCCATCAAAGACCATGTTCCCAAATTCCATTTGAGTTTGTGATTGTGCATAACTGCCAGTTTGAGTATTAGTTCCACCTAGCATTAAATCTCCGATGAACATACGTCTAAGTATTTGATTGTCTTTGTAAGCTAACGCATTGAAAAAGATTTCACCATTATGTGAACTTTCCAGTACGCCGACATCTTCCTCCAATCCTATAGTTAACCCCATTGTCCCATTAGCTATATCATCGAATGCATCCAGCATGTCATTTCTGCTTAAAGGGTCATTGGTTTTACCATACATGGTAGGATTGCCGTTTCTTTCAGCGAAAGTCATTAACCAATCCATCAGGTTTTCCTTATCTTCAACTATAGGTAGGAAATCATGCAGTAAACCGTGACCTTCCAATTCATCGTATTGTGAGTTATAGGAATATACTAAACATTTGTCTGCAGGGATATCTGCAGAACCCCCAGTGCTTAATTCCTGATGTATACTGATTAATTCTCCAGTATCCTTATCATAATTGAATGGTTTTTCTTGTAAAGTCTTGATGTGTAAAGGCACTGCATTAGTTATAACTAATCTGCCGTCATTGTTTACATCAAATAATAATTCATGTACATTGAAACCCCACATCATGGCACTAACCATTTGTTTAACCAGTGTTTGGATTTCAATTTCCATATTGTGTAGCATGTCATTTGTGAAATCGTAGATTTCGGTGCTTTCATCATCGGTATTGGTGAGCACCCATTTTTTACTGGATAATAAGTATTTGAGTATTTCAAAACCAGTGGCTACTTGAGAATCCCTTAATATACTTACACCGGTCTTGTAAGGTATAATGTCCAAGTTATCTTTTCTGCTGAATAAACTATTGTAACTGGTTAGTTTACTGTTACTTGCTCCAACAGTGCTTGCTTTGGATTCTCTGCGGAATAATCGTTTTCCAATATTGCTTAATATACTCATAATTATCTTATCCTCCTACGTTTTCGTTTACGTGCAGTTTTAACATTGTTTCCTCCTTGTTGGGATAACTTGGAATAGGCATATGCGAGGGCATCTATCAAGTCATCGTGTTTTGCAAGTGGAAATCCTTTTAATTGATTAATTAAAATTTCACGTTGATTAGCATCTAATACAAAACGGATTTTACCCTGCATTAATGCTAGTTTAAACCCTTCTGCACGGTCAACCTTTGAGCCTACAGGTTCAGATTGTTCTGTCACATAACCTTTGAAATGTGGCTTATATTGATTGTATAATTCTTTAGCTGCACCGCCTTTTGTACCAGTTTCGAGTAATATCCTGGTGTTTGCTGTGTCTTGTCTGGCGGTTCTTTTCAATACATTCAACAGATCATCCCCGTATCGTTTCATGGTTACATTGGTTACGTAATAAGTGTCATCCTGTAATCGGTACATTTTACATGATGCAGTGTAATCGTTATCTTTGCCTGGTTCTTCACTGCTGTATGCTAAATCCCATGACCGTACACGGCCTGTGATTAATGGATTGTTATAATCAAATTCTTCCTCAAAGATTACCCAGTCGAGGTTAAAGTAGTCTCCGGTTTCATCTAATGGTTGGCCTTGGTACTGGGCCTCAAATACTCTGTCTCCAACTTCTTTTCTTCGTTCTTCAAAAAATTCGGGAGTGTATTTGTTAGGCCAGATACAGGTTCCATCTTCATTTAAAGCTTTTAATTCTATGAATCGGTACTTATCTTGATGTTCTTCTTTTAATCGCCCTATGATGTCTTGGGTGTGCCATCGTGTCCCGAGCATGAATAGTTTACTGTGTGGTTCCAGTCTTGGAATCAGGATGTTTTTAAACCATTCGTATAGTTTATCGAGTAATGTTTGAGTGCAATCAACAAAACCTTTGATTAAATCATCGCAGATACATATGTCTACGTCACGGCCTGTTATTGTACCTCCAACACCTACAAGCTTAATACTACCTAACAATTCACCTTTACCATTTTCAAAACGAAAGGATGATTTAGCATGTTCCACATTGGAGAGAAAAATATCACGCTGAGCTAATAGATCACTATTGTCAATAAATAATTGTCTAAGCACTACTCCGAAATCATTAGCTA